GATGCGCCACGATGACCAACCCACCCACCATGACAACCAGGGCGGCCGTGCCTCTCGTGCGCAGCCGCCGCTCAATCCAGCAGGCCCAGCGCCTCAAGGACACGCTCTGCAACCAGCGCGCCAACGCGATCGACGAGCTGGCGCGCCTGGACGCCAGGATCGCACTGCTCGACATGCTGATTCGGTCAGCTCAGGAGGGAAAATGAAACAACGAAAACGACGACGCAACGCAAACGCTCTGATCGGGGCAAGGCTCCGCGCGGCGCGCCTTGAATGCGGATATACCCAGGATGTCGTGGCGGACATGCTGGGCCTTAAAAAAATGGCCATCAGCAAAAAGGAGTCTGGAGGCGCAGTCGTGACCGCGGAGCAGCTCGCAAAGATAAGCGAATTGTTGCAGCGTCCTGTGGCGTGGTTTTTGGTGGATCTATGACCCCTCGCCCGTTCGAAGAGGTCTACATCGGCGACGGTGTCTACATCAGCCTGGAGGCCTACGGTATTCGGCTCAGGGCCCCTTGCGAGGGAGGCGACCACATCGTCTACCTCGAGCCAGACGTGGTCGACACCCTCATCGAGTTCGTCAAAAACATCGGATGGCTAAAATGAGATCCGTCGCTGAATGGGTAGGCAAGTCCGACGACACCGCCATCCCGCCGCGCGTCAAGATCCGCGTGTTCGATGCCACGGGAGGCCGCTGCAACGAATGCCTGCGCCTGATCACCCCAGGCATGGGATGGCAGTGCGACCACATCGTTGCTCTGGTCAACGGCGGCCAGAACCGCGAGACGAACCTGCAGCCGCTCTGCACGCTCTGCCACCTCCACAAGACCGGCCGGGATGTCGAGGTCAAGGCCCACACGCACGCGGTGCGGACCAAACACCTCGGCCTGCGCAAGGCCAAGGGCAGGCCGATGCCTGGGACCAAGGCCTCCGGGCTCCGCAAGCGAATGGACGGACGGGTAGAGCGCCGATGACCACCACCAACCACAGCGAGGACGAGATGACCAACACAGCAGCAGCGATCAAACAGCCGGAGAGCACCGAGCTGACCCGCATCGACGAGGTGACCTCGGTGCTCGCCATCATCGAGCGCATGGCAACCAACCCGGCGGTTGATGTCGATCGCCTCGAGAAGTTGCTCAACATGCATGACCGCGTCGTGGCGCGGCAGGCATCCAACCGCTACCGCGCCGCTCTCGCCGAGATGCAGGCGGAGCTGCCCATCATCGAGCGCAAGGGTCGCATCGTTGTCCGAGAGAAGACCAACACCGGCAAACGGGACGGCGAGGTGCAACAGTCGACCGCCTACGCGAAATGGGAAGACATCGTCCAGGCCATCCAGCCGATCCTGTGCAAGCACAATTTCAGCCTGACGCATCGCACCTCCATGGCCGCAGACGGCCGCATCCAGGTCACCAGCATTCTGGCCCACAGCGTGCCTCTGGACCCCCAGACAGGGCACCAGGAAGAGACCAGCCTGACGCTGCCGTTCGACACTACCGGCTCGAAGAACAACGTGCAGGCGATCGGCAGCGCCATCTCGTATGGCAAGCGCTACACCGGCTCCGCATTGCTGGGCCTCGTGACCCACGGCGATGACGACGACGCCTCGAGCGCCGCGGCGGAGATCGAGACCGTTTCGGAGGAGCAGCTCGCCCAGCTCATCGCTCGCAGCAAAGAGGTCAAAGCCAACATCCCGGCGTTCTGCAAGTTTTACAAGATCGCCGCGATCGCCGACCTCCCCGCGGCACAGTTCGACGACGCCATGGCCATCTTCAGCAAGAAAGAGGCACAGGAAAAAAAGGCATCCAAGAAATGAAGATCCACGACGTGGAGCAGGGAACTGACGCTTGGTTCAAGGCCCGCATGGGCATTCCCACAGCGTCAGAATTCTCAACCGTCCTGGCGAAGGGTGAGGGCAAGACGCGCCGCACCTACATGCACAAACTTGCCGGCGAGCGCATCACTGGCGAGCTGATGGATAGCTACACCAATGCCGACATGGAACGTGGCAAGGCCATGGAGGATGAGGCACGCAACTTCTACGGTCTCATGACGGGCGCGGAACCTGTGCGCGTCGGCTTCGTAACGCGCGACGCTGGCGATGCCGGCTGCTCGCCGGATTCCTCTATCGGGAAAAAAGGGCTGCTCGAGATCAAAACCGCGAAGCCTCACATCCTGATCAACTACTTGCTGAAGGGCGACTTCCCGCCTGAGCACGTTGCCCAGTGCCAGGGTGCCCTGTGGGTCTGCGAGCGAGAATGGATCGACATCGCCATTTACTGGCCAAAGATGCCTCTCTTCCGCTTACGCGCCACCCGCAACGAGGCCTATATCGCTGAACTGGCGCGCGAGGTGGCCCGCTTCAACGATGAACTGAACGACGTGGTTCACCAGATCAAAAAGAGGATGTGATGAGCCGCGATAGCGCCCCACCAATCCTGATGCGCTGGACCGGCGAGGAATTCCAACCCCTCGACCGGTTCCGCAAGCGCTGCGACGAGCAGTATGTGGTCGGCGAAATTTACACCATCGAGGCAGTCCCGCCGAGATCTCAATCCTCGCACAAACATTACTTCGCAGTCATTAAAGCCGCCTGGATGAACCTGCCAGAACGATACGCAGATCAATTCCAAAAACCGGACGATCTCCGCATCTATGCTCTGTTCAAATTGAATATGGTTACTGAGGAGCGCTTACCGTGCTCCTCAAACAAACAGGCTCTAGCTTTCATAAAATTCTCAGGGAAACCTCGAGAAAACCAGATCCTGAACGTAGATGGAAGCGTAGTCATCCGCTACACGGCGAAGAGCCAGTCCGCAAAAGCTATGGGCAACAAAGAATTTCAGGAATCCAAGGACGCCGTTCTCGGATTCCTTAGCGATATGATAGGTGTCGACGTGACAACGCTGCTGAAGGCATCGGCCTGAAATCATCACAGCAGGGAAAGAGACATGACTCGCGCGCTAGACTGGATCGGATATCAGCTCCTGCACTGGCTCCCGATCACGGTGTCGGGCAACACGCACACCGCCTTCGGCCGGTGGTGCCTGGATCGAGCCGGCAGTCATGCCTACCGCGGCCGTTGGGCCAACGGCGAAGTGAGAGAGCCGGAGAACGACAGATGACCGACCGGCAGGAGATCTTGGACCGTATCTATTTTAAGCGCGGGCCGTGCTGCGCTGGCTGCGACTGGTGGCGCTCACTGTCCGCTCTGGTCGGCGACTGCACGCGGCGAGCGCCAGTGCGAGGCTCGGAGCGATGGGCGATGCTCGGTATTTGGGGCTCCTCGCTCAAGCCTGACCCCGGCCACGTCGTCACGGCCAGGGAGCACGTGTGCGGCGACTTCAAGGACGAGTTCGACTGGTCGTCGCTGCCGCTGGCGTATCGGAAGCGTATTGGCGGAAATCAGTAGACTGGGAGAGACGCAAAATGCACATCGACATGACCAATGGGCGGCCGATCAAGTGTTCCAAATGCGGATCGACCAACGCTATCAAGCCAGTCAATGAGCGTGACGTGGAGATACGCTGCGCAGATTGCGGGCATACGAAACTGACTCGGGAAGCCGAGCAACGGCAACACGAGCGCGAATACGGTTCGAGGATGCAGCAATGGGTGTACGACAGAGAGACGGACCCGACGTTCTGAGTTGCGCAGTCATCACATCCTCGGGAGAGACGTAATGTTCGGCTACGACTTTGGCAAGCGCCGGAAAATGCCGTGCTCTGACTGCGATGATCGCGGACATTGCACGATGAACTGCAGCCCACCAATCAAGACCGATGGCGCTCTATTGACGGTCATCGACGTTTCTCAGCCGGTCGCCAGCACGACAGCAAAACCCACATGCCACCTGCGCTGGGTACCGCGATCCATGATGCAGGCTCATGATCTCAAGCTGCAGCAGGCGTGGGAGACTACGCACTATGAGGGCTCTCGTCCCGTGCGGATTGAAATGGAATGGCGCGATATTCCGATTACCGCTGATATCAAGTCAGAGCCAGGGAGCGCCGCAACGTGAATTACGTGATTGAGGACGAGCACGGCGTCGCGCTGGAACTGATCCGTCTCGAAAACGGCATTGTTATCCAGCACGGCAACACCGTGGACCCGTGCACCGAGATCGGTCGCGTGACGGTCAACGTCAATGATCTGCCGACGCTGATTGCGTGGCTGGCAGCAGCATCCACGGAACTCGGGAGAACCATCACCGTGAAAACACTGATCATCGCCCTATGTCTCGCCGCTATGCCCGCATGGGCGCAGTCCCCTACGTTTTGGGGGCGGAAAGACCCAAAGCCCACGCAGGAGGAACGCATCGACGCGCTGGAAAAGCGGGTGCAGGCGCTGGAACGTCTGCCTGCCTGCGATGCGGTGCAGTCCGGCCCCTGCATCAAGCGTGAACCGTCGATCCGGTGAGGCGCGAATGAGGAATAGATGTTGATCGGCTGCATTCGTTGTCACGGCCCGTTGGACGGTGCACAACTTTGCCCGATGTGCGACTACGACATGGAAGCGTGGAACCGGGACATAGAGCGGCGTCTGTCCGAAGCTGAGATGTGGGGATGGTCAGAAAAGCATGATCGGGCGAAGGGGAGATAGATGAACGAAGACCAAAGGCACGCCGTAGGTCACGCGCAATATCTGGTGGACCGTGCCACGCCAGAAAACCCGGACGTTTGCTTTGACTACACGCTGGTGCAGTCGTTGCTTATGTTGATCGACCGCCTCCGCGCCGACAACGAGAGGCTGACGGCGGCGCTGGAGCCCTACGTTAAGGACGGCCACTGCCCGACGTGCGACAACGCTGGCGACTGCAACGAGAGGCAACCAAATTGTGCATGGGCTGCGGCCCACGCCGCTCTCGATGGTGAGCAGACATCGCCAGTGTCGCCCCTACGTTGCCCGCACGGAAACGATCTAAACGGGCCGACATTTCCGCCGTGCGGGTGCTCGTAGCGGTGATGATAAGCGAGCCTGAGCAGACTGGGGACAAGACATGATGACAGATGCTGAACTTGCAAGATTCGTAGGCATACCGGACGATGATCCGATTCGGGATAAATTCATCGCAAAGCTCAATCCGACGACCAGGGCGCTATTCGAGCGGATGGCAAACGTAGAAACGGAATGGAACCTATATCAAGCCGGGCTAGGCCCGAAGCCGACCGGCGTTCTGCTCGACACCGTGAAAGACACCAACCGCCGCCGAACGTGGCGTTGATAAGCGAACAGGGCGAGACAATGAACGTTGAAATCGATTACACGAACCATCGCGGCGAGCGACAAATCCGTTGCATCAAGCCGATCCGACTGACTTGGTGCAAAAGCGATTGGCACCCAGGCGAGCAATGGATTTTGTACGCCTTTTGCTACGAAAGGAATGCCGAGCGCGAGTTTGCAATGGCTGGCATCCACAGGTGGCAGGAGGTGCTCGCAGATGGGCAACCAGGGGAAACGAAATGAAGCTGCGCCGCTATAGCGTGACCGTCATGGACAACTGGACGACGACGCGCGATTTTTTTACGCTAGCCGCGGCGCTACGCATGTATGACCATCACGCCAGCGCACATTTATATCGGTGGACAGGCCGGACGTGGGTTGAATGGGATTTCAGCCACCGCCGGTCACGCAGATAGATGATCACCGTTGACCAGCTCAGAGAGCTAACGGCCCTCCAAGCGGAGGATCTAGCGCTATGGGCACCGGCAACGCGCATTGACCATGCCTACGCTCAACAGTGCTTACGTTATCTCACACGAGCCATTGATGGCGAATGGACATTCGATGAAGCCAAGGCGGCAATCGAGGATTGCTTGCCATGACTTCCATAGACTAGATGACCGCAGACAAGAGAGCATCGGAAATCAAATGATCATCGAATATGTCGAAAGGTTGACCCTCAACCAGCGGTTTCGCCTCATCGAGATCGCGCATGACACGCGCGATGCGGATCTCAGGAATGCTGTGTTTAGCCTATTAGAGGCCAATCATTATCAGGAGTTCCCGCCCATTCCATGTCCGACTGGACTTACTACAGATGACGCCGCTTGAAATAATTGGGGGTGCGGCTATCGCAGCGTGGGCTGCCGTTGGTCTATTCTATTATTTCAGGTTCCTGCGCTGGCTCGCGTTGCGCGATTAACCCAGTTGCCTAACCTGCATCAACCGATCTGCCAGATCATCAGGTCGGTGTAGATCTCAGGATCGCCTGAACTGATTGCTGTTCCACCGCTAATGGAGCTGCCGCCAGTAACAGCGTTAAATGCTCTCAGCTCAAGCGTGCTGGGAGCGCCAATAGAAAACCGGCCGCTAATATGCGAATAGACATTACCTCCAGCAGGGTTCCCGTAAGTGAAGCCCGTTGTGCCAAATACCAAATTGGAAGCAGCAGTCACATTGAACAGTTTCGAACGCATCGCCGCCAAAGCGTCCGCAACAGAATTCGCGGTAACTATTGCGTAACCAGAACACCAGTACGTGCCTACTGGTAGGCCCAGTATCTGATTTGTGACAAGCGTCACCCCGGCGATCTCATTGGTTGG